GTCAGCAATTTCCCTCTGGTTTATTATATGCTTGCCTTGTTGAGGCGTATGGTTTTTTAAAGGGTCCGGCAGACATGATACAATTTTACGAACAAAAGTATCAAAGTGTGCTACAAGGATTCTCTATTGAACAAATGGGAAGAAGAAGACGAGATGAATTTCAAGAAGGTTCACCTCAGATTCAAAAACAAGGTTAATTAATTAGGAGTTAATATGGCTATAACACAAGCAGTTGCAAATTCGTTTAAAGGACAACTTTTACAAGGTCAGCATAATTTTACTGCGACTACGGGAAATGTTTTTAAACTTGCTCTATATACTTCTGCAGCGTCCCTAGATTCATCTACAACTATTTACACTTCAACAAGTGAAGTTGCAAATACTGGTCAGTATGTAACAGGTGGCGGAGTTTTAACAAATGTATCACCAGTTGTTTCAAGTGGTGTAGCATTTATAGATTTTGCAGATATATCTTTTACTGGAGTTACTTTAACTGCAGCAGGAGCGTTAATTTATAATACATCAAATACTAACGCAGCAGTTGCTGTATTAAGTTTTGGTGGAGATAAAACAGCAACATCTGGAACTTTCACAATTCAGTTTCCAGCAGACACATCATCAGCGGCTATTCTAAGAATCGGTAACGCATAATAGGAGTAACCTATTATGGCAAATTCTTGGGGTGAACTTGGCTGGAATGTAGGACAATGGGGCCTACAAAGTGATGTTACTGTTGCGCTTACAGGTTTTGGATTAACTACTTCACAAGGACAAGCTAATTATACACCATCAGAGGGTTGGGGTAGAAATACTTGGGGTTCTTTAGGTTGGGGGTCAGATGCAATAAGTGTAGATGTATCTGTCACAGGTCAACAGTTAAATCTTTCATTAAATTCTGTAACTACTTTAGCTAATGCTAATGTAGATGTAGTAGGGGAACAGTTAAACCTTTCTTTAAATTCTGTAACAACTTTAGCTAATGCTAATGTAGATGTAGCAGGGGAACAGTTAAATCTTTCTTTAAACTCTGTAACTACTTTAGTTGATGCTGATATTAATTTAACTGGTCAACAGTTAAACCTTTCTTTAAACTTTGTAAATGTTGAACTTAACACTATTATTGAAATAACGGGTCAACAGTTAAATCTTTCTTTAAATTCTGTAACAACTTTAGCAAATGCTAATGTAGATGTAACAGGTGAGCAGTTAAATCTTTCTTTAAATTCTGTAACAACTTTAGCTAATGCTAATGTAGATGTAACAGGTGAGCAGTTAAATCTTTCTTTAAATTCTGTAACAACTTTAGCTAATGCTAATGTAGATGTAACAGGTGAGCAGTTAAATCTTTCTTTAAATTCTGTAACAACTTTAGCTAATGCTAATGTAGATGTAACAGGTGAGCAGTTAAGTATTGTTGAAGGAATTGTGGATGCTTCTCCAGACGCTGAAGTTACTGGTCAACAAATAAATTTATTCTTAAATTCTGTAACAACTTTAGCTAATGCTAATGTAGATGTAGCAGGGGAACAGTTAAATCTTTCTTTAAACTCTGTAAATGTTAGTGGAGAAGCTAATGTAGATGTAGCAGGGGAACAGTTAAATTTATCTTTAAATTCAGTAAATATTTTTCTTGATACTGTAGTTTTTGTAACTGGAGAACTATTAAATACTTCATTAAACTCTGTAACAACTTTAGCTAATGCTAATGTAGATGTAGCAGGGGAACAGTTAAATTTATCTTTAAATTCAATAGATGCCATTCCTAATAGTATTATTAATGTAACAGGGCAACAATTAAATACATTATTAAATTTAGTAACTATTTCAGCTAATGCAAACATATCTCCTATTGGAAATGAATTGACTATAGCTTTAAATAGTATAAATAATCAAATTTGGACTGAAATAAATACTGGAATTAGTGCAAATTGGTCCGATGTTAATACCGGATCTACAGCAAATTGGACAGAGATTGACACCGCCGCTTAAATTAAATACTATGTAACATAAGGAATTAAAATTATGGCATCAAGTTATTCTACAGACCTCAAACTAGAGATACAAGTAACTGGCGAAAACGCTGGTACATGGGGTGATATTACAAATACAAATTTAGTTATTCTTCAACAAGCAATTGCTGGTTATTCTGGTATATCTATTGCAGGTGGTGTTGGAAATACAGATTTAACTTTTTCAAATGGTTTAACATCAAATGGTAAAAACGCTGTTATAGAATTAACAGGAACAATTACAGGAAATAGAACTGTAACTATAACTACTGCATCAGGCGTTAAAAATAAAGTTTACATAATTAGAAATAGCACAGTAGGTGCTTTTACTGTTACAGTAAAAGTTGAAGGTCAAACAGGATTTACTTTTTCTGCAACAGACAAATCAACAAAAATTTTATATTTAAATGGAACAGATGTTGTAGACTCTAACATTGGAGAATTATCTAATGATTTTACTCCAACACTAGCAGCTAACTTAAGTACAAATGCAAAAAATATTATAGTTGCAAGCACATATGGAATTATAGATGAAAATGCTAATGAACAAATTAAATTTTCAACAACTGCATCAGCTACAAATGAAATTACAATAGCAAATGCTGCAGCTGGATCAAGTCCAGTTATTTCTGCAACAGGTGGAGATACAAATGTTGGATTAACTTTAACTCCAAAAGGTGATCTTGGAAGAATTACATTAAATGGTGAGTCTAAAATATTTGGTGTATTTGAAAATGCAACAATTTCTACAACTTTCATAACATCATTTACATATGACGTGCTTGCTCAAGCTGTATATTTTCAAAACGTTAACTTAGGTGCAAACTTTACAGTCAATTTAAGAGGAAATTCTTCAACTGCATTAAACGCGACTTTAAATACTGGTGAATCTGCAACAGTTGCATTAATCACAAAACAAGGGAACACAACATTTTATAATACATCAGTATTAGTTGATGGAACATCAACAAACGTTACAGTAGTTTGGCAAGGTGGAAGTGCTCCAACAGCTGGAAATGCTTCATCTAATGATGTCTACACTTACACAGCTCTTAAAACAGCAGCATCAACTTACACAGTATTAGCAGCACAAACACAATTTAAGTAGGAGGATAAGAAAGAATGCCTTTATTATCTACACGCGGAGCTGCTTCAGCAAGAGGATTTGGATTTTTTGGCAGAAAATCACCTTATTCAGTAGAATTTTTAGCAGTAGCTGGTGGAGGAGCAGGTGGCGCGGGAAGTGGAGGTTTTGGATGCGGTGGCGGTGGAGGCGCTGGAGGTTTTTTAGACTCAACTTTTACTGTTGTACCTGGTACGGGTTACACAGTCACAGTTGGGGGTGGTGCACCTACAACAACAGGTCCTGGCGGAACAGCTGAGGCTGCTCGCGGAGCCAATGGCTTTAACTCTGTGTTTGGTTCAAATACCGCAACTGCCGGTGGGGGTGGTGGTGGAGCAAGTTTTAGTAATAAAGATGGTAGTACTGGCGGATCGGGAGGTGGTGGTGGAGGAAACTCATCGGCTTCTGGATCTGGTGCTGCTGGAACATCAGGACAAGGAAATAGTGGTTCCAATTCAACGACAGCATACGGAGGTGGCGGGGGTGGCGGAGCTGGTTCAGCTGCTTCAGGAACAATCAACGGAGGATCAGGTAGTAATTGGAAATCTCTTGGTACTTTTTACGCAGGAGGTGGTGGTGGCGCATTAAATCAGAGCACTGGAGGTAATGGTGGAACGGGGGGTGGTGGAGGTGGAGGAGCAGTTGGAGCCAATGGAACACCAGGTACAGTAAATACTGGAGGAGGTGGAGGAGGTGGTGGTAATAATGGAGCAGGCGCAAACGGTGGAGCTGGAGGCTCTGGTATTGTAATCATCCGTTATTCTGGAGCACAAAAAGGAACAGGTGGCACAGTTACCTCAAGTGGTGGATTTACATTTCACACCTTTACATCATCTGGAACATACACAGCATAGGAGATATATATATATGGGACATTTTGCAAAAGTAAACAATGGAATCGTAGAACAGGTTATCGTTGCCGAACCAGAATTTTTTCAGACATTTGTAGACACTTCACCGGGAGCATGGATTCAAACATCCTACAACACTCGTGGTGGTGTGCATTACCAGGCCAATAGCAATGAACCGTCTGCCGATCAGAGCAAAGCGCTCAGAAAGAACTATGCAGGCTTTGGGTATACATATGACTCAACAAGAGATGCATTTATTCCACCTAAACCAAATTTACCTAGTTGGATTTTAAACGAATCTACTTGTCTTTGGGAAGCACCTGTTGCTAAACCAACAGAAGAATTAGAAGAAAATCAGTATTATTCTTGGAATGAATCTATCATAAATTGGGAAATTAAAACAAAAGAAAAACTCTAATCAAAAATTTAAATTTGATATAAGACCTATGTTTCAAATTTGAAGATTTGCTTGTTAAATTAGAATGGAATATAATATTGCCAAAAAAGTAGTGCATTTACTAATATAATCTATATAAAGGAAGGCTTATGCCTTTACAGAAGATACAATTTAAGTCTGGATTTAATAAACAACAAACTGCAACCGGAGCCGAAGGGCAATGGATTGATGGTGATAATATAAGATTTCGTTATGGCGAACCACAAAAGATAGGTGGATTCCAGCAACTCGTTGCTAGCACCTTGGCAGGTCCAGCGCGTGACCAGCACACTTGGACTGCATTAGATGGTAAAAAATATGCAGCTATAGGTACTTCTAAAATATTAACTATTTATTATGAGTCTGAGTTTTTTGATATTACACCACTTGGAACAGCTTTAACATCTTGCACTTATACATCTACAACTGGATCAGCAACAGTTACAATTAATAAAGCATCTCATGGATTAGAGGTTGGTGATTATATTATCTTTACAAGTGTTACAACTCCAGGAGCAACTACAACAAGTTATACATCAGCGGATTTTACAACCAATACTTTTGAAGTTAAAACAGTTCCAACGTCTTCAACTTTTACAGTTACAATGCCATCAAATGAAACAGGAACTGGTGTTACTGCAGGTGGAACTTTAACTACAACTCCATATATTTCTATTGGACCAACATTTCAAACTCCTGCATTTGGTTATGGTACAGGATACTTTGGTGGAACAATTCCAACTTCAGTTACAACACAATTAAATGGAGCACTTAACAATTCAGATACAACTATTACTGTAGATGCAACTGCTGCATTTCCAGCTACCGGTCGAATAGATATTGGAACAGAATTAATTACTTACACTGGTAAAACTGGAACTACTTTTACAGGTTGTGTTAGAGGTGCAAACGGATCAACAGCTGCATCTCATTTAGATAATGCGATAGTAACTAATGCAATAAGTTGGGTTGATTGGGGAGAAGAATCTAATACGGCAGGTGTAACACTTGCACCAGGTTCTTGGTCACTCGATAACTATGGACAGATTCTAGTTGCAACTGTCAAGAACGGAGCAACATATACTTGGGATCCATCTGCTGCAGGAAGATTAAGTGTAAGAGCTACGGTAGTTTATAATGCTCCAACCGCTTCAATTTGTTCTGTTGTATCAGATAGAGATAGACATTTATTTTTAATGGGAACAGAAACAACTATTGGAGATCCTTCAACACAAGACCCGATGTTTATAAGATTCTCAAATCAAGAAGATATTAATAATTGGAATCCAACAGTTACAAACACTGCTGGTACATTTAGATTAGATACTGGAAACGAGATTATTGGAGCAATACAAGGTAAAGATTATGTCTTCGTACTAACTGACCAAGCAGCTTATACTATTCAATTCGTTGGTCCTCCATTTACATTCTCAATTAGACAGGTTGGAACAAATTGTGGATGTATTGGTCAACACGCAATGGTATTTGCACAGGGTGCTGTATTTTGGATGGGATTTGGTGGAGGATTTTTTGCATTTGATGGAACTGTAAAACAATTACCATCATTAGTTGAAGACTTTGTATTTACAAGTATTGGAGATAATTTAGGAATTAATTACGATACAAGTCAGATAGTTTATGCATATCACAATTCATTATTTAATGAAGTAGGTTGGAATTATTCAAAAGCAGGATCCTCTCAAGTAGATAGAAATGTAATTTATAACTTCGTTGAGAATACTTGGGCCGTTGGTTCTTTAGCTAGAACAACTTATAATGATGCCTCTACTTTTGATTTACCTTATGCAACGCAATATATTACAAATGGTACACCTACATTTCCAACTATTAACGGTGTAACTAATACTTATGGTTCATCTAAATACTGGGCACAAGAAACGGGTGTTAATGAAGTAGATGCAGATGGTAATGCAACAGCTATTGCTGCATATATTAAATCAGGAGATTATGATCTGTCAGAACAAGGTTTAGCGGGGGACGGTCAATTAATTATGAGAGTTAAAAGATTTATTCCGGACTTTAAAAGCTTAGAAGGAAATGCAAAAATAACTTTATTCTTTAGAGATTATCCAGCAAATAGCGAATCAACACCTTCTACAACACCTCCATTAATTACTGGACCATTTACAATTAGCTCTTCAACGACTAAAGTAGATACGCGCGTGCGAGGAAGACAGGTGAGTTTAAAAATAGAAAATGATGCAATTGATGAAACTTGGAGATATGGAACTTTGAGACTAGATATTGAAGCAGGTGGAAGAAGATAATGGCAAAGATAACAGCTTTTGTACCAGAACCGTCAGATAATTATGATGTTAATAATCAAAGACAAATTTTGGAATCTATTAACACGATTAAGAATCAACTTAACTTTGGATATCAACAAGATTTAATTAACGAACAAGCAGCGATGCTACAATTTATGTATGGAAATCAAAATGGATTTGGATGTGATACAGGTACCCCATCTAATCCTACAGTTATAGTTCCTGGTGGAAATAGTGTAGATGCGTTTGGAAGATTAAGAGTTTCTAATCCACTTACAATCTTTGACAGTAAAAGTATTATGTCAAAGAATACTTTATTTGATGAATCTACTGCAAATGGTGGAAGTGTTACTTATACAGCTAATAAATCTACAGTTAATTTAAATGTAACAGAAGCAGCAGGATCTAAAACAATAAGACAATCTAAAAGAGTTATGTCTTATCAACCAGGTAAGTCATTACTTATATTTAATACATTTGTAATGAATACTTTGACTGCAAACTTAAAACAAAAGGTAGGTTTATTTGATGCAAATAATGGAATATTTTTTACAGCAGATGGAACAACACTTAAAATAGTAAGAAGAACTTATACATCGGGAGCAGCAGTTGATACTGAAATATCACAATCTAGTTGGAATGGGGATACCTTAAATGGAAGTGGTCCAAGTGGTTATACATTAAATGCAGCAGCATCAAATATATTATTTATAGATATTGAATGGTTAGGAGTAGGTTCTGTTAGAGTTGGTTTTGTTATTAATGGTCAATTAATTACAGCTCATACTTTTTATAATGCAAATAATTTAACAACTGTTTACATGCAAACGGCCAATCTTCCAATTCGTTATGAGATTGAAAGAGCTGGAACGTTGACGGCTGGAACTTATACATTACAACAAATATGTTCTTCTTGTATTTCTGAAGGTGGATATTCTCCACAAGGATTAGAGGAAATGATTGGAACAGGTACTGTTAGTGCAGGTGTAAATTTACCTACAGCAAATACTTATTATAATATTGCAACAATTAGAATTAAAGCATCAA